TCCAACAGTAAGGTTATCCGGTAGTGTTGTAATGCTTGTTCCTTCAAGGTTGAGGCCTCTACCAACAGTAAGGTTATCCGGTAGTGTTGTAATGCTTGTTCCTTCAAGGTTGAGGTATCCTCCAACAGTAAGGTTATCCGGTAGTGTTGTAATGCTTGTTCCTTCAAGGTAGAGGTCTCCTCCAACAGTAAGGTTATCCGGTAGTGTTTTAATGCTTGTTCCTTCAAGGTTGAGGCCTCTACCAACAGTAAGGTTATCCGGTAGTGTTTTAATGCTTGTTCCTCTAAGGTTGAGGCTTCCTCCAACAGTAAGGTTATCCTCTATTATTTGATAATCACTAATACTCCAATCTTTAACAAATTTTTCTTGTTCTTTGGTCATATATAAATCCTTTCTTTGTTCTTTGATTAGTAAAAAAAAGAGGGAGCACGAACAAACTATCAATTGGGTAAATGAAGTTAATAATCAATCTACTCCGCAGAATGTAAAATATCCAAAAGCCCCTCAGGAATTGTCGATAAAATAAATAAGAAAAAGAGCCGGTGAGTTAAAAGTAAACTATCTAAGAAAGGAACCGGCTCAAACTCTTGGGAGAGTTAAATTTTTCAAGTCCTTAAGGAGACGGACTCCACAGCCGGAATCATCCTGGCTGTGAACAAGGCGCCATTTGACACATCCGCCTATATTAAAAACTTAAGGGTGATTTGTGGTAATAAATAGTGAATAAAATATAGAAACAGTGAGTACGATTGCTGTAACAACAAGAGAAAATTGGGTAGAAATATGAATTGTATTACATAATAGCATCTTTAAGCCAATAAAGCTCAATACTATAGATATTCCATATTTTAAAGCACAGAATTTCTCTACAACTTCTGCAAGTACAAAATACAAAGCTCTTAGCCCCAAAACTGCAAATATATTAGCACTAAAAATTATAAATGCATTGTTACTTATTGCTAATGAAACAGGTATGCTATCCATAGCAAAAACAATATCCGTTGTTTCTATCATCAATAAAACTATAAATAAAACAGTAGCTTTACCATTAACAAAAAATTTATTTCCAATATATCTATCATGAGTTTTAAAATGTTCTTTAAAGTATAAAACAACTTTGTTTTCGTGAATTTCTGCATCTTCATTGTGTGCAAAATATATCTTTATACCTGAATAAACTAACAATAATCCTAATGGATATATTAGAAAATGAAACATATTTAACAGCGCAACACCACTAAAAATACAAATTCCTCTTAAAAGTATTACTCCAACAATCCCCCAAAATAGACAATGATGCTGATACTCTTTAGGGGTTTGAAAATGATTAAAAATAAGATACATAACAAATAAATTATCTACACTTAACATTTTTTCTACAATATATGCAGTAAACCATTCACAACCGGCATTATTACCCCAAATACAGTAAACTGCTACTCCAAAAATAACAGAGATTGCTATATAAAATATCGATTCTAAAATTGCTTTTTTCATATTATTAATCCTTTTAGAAGAACAGGGGATTAACCCCCTGTTCTTTCAATTGTTATACAGCTATTAAATTCAGCGCGTTATTAACATCTTGAACAGTTTTAGCGGTTATTTCTTTGTTAATAGCAACAAATTTCCAGCTGTTATTTTCTCTAACAAGTTTAGATGAAATAATGCCGGTTGAAGCACCTTTGAGCTCGATGTTTGCAAGTTCAACATTCTTTCTATCTGTTGTATCAACAATTCTAGTGTAAGACCTTTTAACTTCAGAGAAAGGCTGTCCTGAATATGATGTTACAGAGAATACAATAGATTGAATATTAGCCGGAACTTTTTCTAAATCAACAACAATCTGCTCGTCATCACCGTCAACACTGTTTTGTCCGGTTAAATCATCACCCGTTGAATAAATTGAACCACACTCAGATTTTTGATGGTTAAAAAATACCATATCGGCTACAGAGCCATCCGCTCTCAACAATGTCGCATTTGCATCTAAATCAATTTCTTTCCCTTCAATTGCAGGATCCCAGCCTAAACCAAGAGTAACTTGTTTAATTTGTTGCTGTGGTACTTCTTTTTCAAAAGAAAATTCTTGTCCTGCTGTTAATTCTTTTTTCTCAAATGAATAATTTCCCATTTTTTTCTCCTTACATTTTTTCTACAATACTTTTGATTTTGTTTATAATACGGTTGTAATCAAATTGAATATTGACTATTCGATTTTCAACCTTCACGCTTGTATGCAACAAAATCAAAACAATACAAGCTAAAAAAACTAGTTTCATAGTCCTCCTTTCATCAAGTTCTTAAGGCAGTTGTCGAGTGTTCCTCGACAACTGATATTAAAAACTTGTTTAAGTTCTCCTTTTGCAACGCTGCCGTGAAAACGGTTGCAATAACCGCATATTACTGTTGGTTATTGTCTTTCATCTTATAGATGATTTCAGTCCTTTCGGTCTTTACCAGTCGCTTTACGCTTTATAATGCCATAAGGCTTTCTTTTTCAAAGTACAGAAATTATAGGCAGTACAAAGGGTACGCCTGTAAATATAGTTATTTTATTTTCAGTTCTAAATGTGCAATATTAAGCATTGTTAACTAAGCCTATGTATTAATTTACATTTAGGCTTTGTTTTGTTATAATATTTAAGTCGATTTAAATGAGGGGGATTGAAACTAGTTAAGCAATCTCCCTGTTTTTATCTTCAAGAGAAAGGTAATTATCAATAAATTCATTCAAGACTTCTGACATTGTGCGATCATTGTCAATAACGCGCTTGTAGAATTTACGATATTTTTCTTTCTTACAATTGAATGTAATACGGTGTATATTCATTGTGGCTCCTACACTTTGATTCACTACATATGTAATTATACATAAACTGGGTAAATATGTCAACCCAATTTTGGGTAAATTAGTTAGAGAATTTTTATGATTGCTCAAAACCTTGCTATTGTAAGAAAAAATATAAATTCTAATGCCGCCTCTTTTGCAAAAGAGGTAGGTATCCCATATACAACATTTATTAAATATGAAAGAGGAGAAAGAAAGCCTTCTTTTGAATTACTTGAATATTTAGTAGATGTTTATAATGTTAATTTAAATTATATTTTTTCAGGTCAAGGTCAGATGTTTATCAAGCCTGATGACAATACCCTCGAGCGACAGAACGATACTACTGTCAAAGAAAGAGTTAGTCATTTTGGCGAAAGGCTCGGCGAGTTACAAGACAAACACGAGTACTTAGATAAAGATATGGCAAAACTTTTATCGATTTCAGAAGAAGAGTATATTGACTTAAAACTTGACGACAAAGAGCCGGACTTTAAGATATTAGTCCGACTCAAACAATGCTTTAAGGTATCCATTGATTGGTTATTGTTTGGTGATTAGTCTTACCACCCTGCCTTGTTTTGTTTCAATTTCAACATTATGTATATCTTCAAGTGTCCTTGTGGTATTAAAAACTTAACATCAATGCTTGGAGTAAATAACTTCTTTGCTGAATATACTTGACAAATTTCTTTACATCACTAAATAACCTGCTGCTCATATAATCTCCTTTTCTTACTTCCAATGTTATATTAAAGGATTATGGAAAATTTAAAAACCTTTATTCAAGCGTTTTTTTAATATTTAAAATAGTATACACTTATCTAAAAAACGAAAAATCTTTATTCAATTAGTAGTCCTGCTAAATGATGCAATTTTGGAAAAAGATTATTTAATATAAAATTAGTGTATTTGCGTTGATTAGGGTTTATGTTGCAGCAGATTTCTCTAGTAGATATTAACCAATTCTATACAAAACCTGTAAAAAAACGGGGCAGCTATAAGAAACATCCGAAAACGGAAGAAGAAATAAGCCCGTGGACTTTAATAAAAGACTTGTATGTAAAGCTTGCCGGCTATTTTTCACTACCAGTTTTTTGTCAGGAGGATATTGTATTCACACAAGGTATTTTTCGCATCAGCTGCTATGCTTATACCGATGAAGCTTACGAATATCAGGGTGAAACCTACAAAGGTGAAAATTTTAAGGTATTTGAAGCTGAAATTATCGGCACTGAGAATATGTATTTAGAAGACCGTCTGAAAATCCATCAGGCGGTTTTAAGCTATTTGGACGCAGGCGCTACAATAGAAGAGGCAGAAATATACGTAAAAACTAAGTTTAAGCATATTTTTGGGTAAGTTATGAGTTTAAATGAAAAACAGAAACAATTTTGCGAAGAATTTATTATTGATTTTAACGCTACGCAAGCCGCTATTAGGGCAGGCTATAGCAAAAATACGGCGCGCAATATTGCATGTGAAAACTTAGCAAAACTTAACATTCAGGAATACATTAAGCAGCTCATTGAAAAACGTAATGAGCGAACTAAAATCACGCAGGATGAAGTTGTTGCCAATATTGTTGAAGTTATGCAAAGGTGCATGCAGGCTAAGCCTGTAACATTTATGGGACGACAGGTTAAGGATGAAGAGGGGAATAACCTCTGGAAATTTGACTCACAGGGTGCAAACAAAGCCCTTGATATGCTTATGAAGCATACCGGCGGGTACAACGCAGATAACCAACAGAAACAAGCACTAATGACCTCAGTACAAAAGATTTTTGTTACCCCCGATGAAGTTGAAGAAGTAGATAAACATATAAAAGAAACTATAAACAATGATAAACAGTGAGTTTCTGGGGCAAAGATTACTAAAGCAGGGCTTTGAAACCTGGATGCGCTATATGTTCCGGGTTATTGAAGGACGCCCGTTTGTTGTTGAGCCTATACACGCAGACCTATTCCAGACAATGGAAAAACTGTATGCAGGTAAAGAGTTGCGCCAAAATATCAATGTCCCGCCCAGAAGTGCTAAAACTACGCTTGCAAAATACTTTATAGCCTATTGCTGGACAATCAGTCCTAAGATGAATTTTATCTATACATCTTATTCGGAAAGCCTTCTGGCGAATATCTCCAAAGAATTGATGACAATTCTTGAACATCCGGCATACAAAGCTATGTATCCGCAGTCGAGAGCTATTGAAGGGGAAGAGGATATAACCCCCAAAGATGACTTTTGGTATGAGTATCTTAAACAGTTTTACACAGGTAAAAACGTATATTCAGCTAAAAAAATCACAACCTATCAAGGCGGAATATGCTTGTTTAGTCCTATCGGAGGTCAGATAACCGGGTACGGCTGCGGCGTGCGTTCGGCTAAAAAGTTCTCTGGTGTGCTTATTATCGATGACGGCAATAAACCTGCTGATGTGCGCTCACAAACTATGCGCGACAGGGTGTTACGATACTACGAAGAAACCCTGTTGTCACGTCTGAATAACCCTTATGTCCCGATTATCAATATTCAGCAAAGACTGCATGTTGAAGACCTTTCCGGAACTTTAGAGAAAAAATACAGGTTTAACACCCTTAAGAAACCTCTGCTTGATGAAAACGGAGTATGTCAAATCCCCTCACAGTACACCCCTGAACGTATTGAAGAACTTAAAAAGAATAATTACATGTTTTTATCCCAATACCAGCAAGAGCCAATTATATTAGGCGGTCAGGTAATTAAGCGTGCATATTTTAGATATTACCCCGTCGCAAAAGAATACCAGTATAAACGTATACTTATTGCAGCTGATACAGCAATGAAAACGAAAGAATATAACGACTACAGCGTATTTATGGCCGGCGGTGTAACAACAGATAACAAGTTACATGTTCTGGATATGCTGCGCGGAAAATGGGAGGCGCCGGAGCTTGAGAAAATGGCAGTTGCTATATGGAATCAGTTTAAGCTATATCCTGTTACGGGTTTGACTTGCAACGGCTTCTATATCGAAGATAAAGCGAGCGGCATCGGATTGGTTCAGGGCTTAACCGCAAAATACGGGATACCGGTTATTGGTGTTCCAGCTTCAACCGACAAGTTAACTCGCGCAGAGAACGTGCTGCCATATATTGAAAGCGGTCAGGTGCATTTACCAGAAAATGAAAACTACAATTTTAACGTTGATATACTCTCAGAGTGTGAAGCTTTCAGCCGTGATATGTCGCATAAGCACGATGATATTGTTGATACATTAGGTATTTTGATTCAGGAAGCTTTAGGAAAGACAAAGATTAGTATTTTAGATTATTTTATGTAAATTAATTTTCAAGCCGTTTGCTACGATTGAATTATGGCTAAAAATAAGAACAAAAAACCGCTGAAAGCAACCAACACAGCGGATGATAACATTATGCAGGTAATCGAGCAGGAGTCAAGAAAGCTTACTGCTCAGAACTCTTTGGAAACTGCTTTAAGATGCGGAAACGGGCTTGATAACTGGTCGCAGACTTTGAGTCCGCGCAATGCTTATAATAATCTCTCGCTGGTTATGATTAGCCAGTGGCAAATATTGTTAAGCTATCTATACAAGACCTACGGCGTACTTGCCAAAATGGTTGATATACCAGTAGATGACGCGTACAAAGGAGGCGGGTTTACCCTTGAAACTGATAGTATTGAAGAAGAAGAGCTCAAAGAGCTGGAAAAGACTATTAATAAAAATCAAGATATAAAACAGATAAAAAATGCACGCAAGTGGGCTCGGCTGTACGGCGGTGCGGCACTTATAGCACTAAGCGGGGATGATTTATCAAAGCCTCTGAACTATGAATCGCTTTATAAAAAACCTTTAGAGTTTATGGCTGTGGATAGATGGCAATTATCATATTCAGAGCCTAATATTAATATCCCGGGTGGTCAGTGGGAATATATTAATCAATACGGGCGGACAAAAGCTAAAAAAGGTGTTATCGGTTCTAATACGCTGACACGTATCCACTCAAGCCGTATTTTCCCTATAACAGGCAAAGAAGCTCCGTTTATAATTAAGCAGCGTGTTAACGGCTGGGGAATATCTGTTTTAGAACAGGTGTTTTCTGATATGTCGCAGTATTTTAAGGCGGGGAATGTCTTATTTGAGCTTCTTGATGAAGCAAAAGTTGATATTATCAAGCTTGAAACACTCCAGACTGCATTATCAGCAGGTAACACAAACCAGATTTTACAGCGTATGCTCGACTTGATTGCAAATAATTTGAATTATAAATCAAAACTGCTGATGTCCACCAATGATGACTATGTCCAAAAGCAGATAAGTTTCAGCGGGCTGGCAGAAATGAATAAAGAAATCCGTATTATGATGGCGGGTGCAGCCAATATGCCTGTTAATAAACTCTGGGGCGAAGGTGTCACAGGTTTTGGAAGCGGAGAAGACAGTTTAGAGAACTATAATTCCCAGATAGAGAATGAAGTCAGAAGCGCAGATGATGCAGTTATTGACTGGGTGCTTATGCTCAGGTGCTATCAGCAGTTTGGCTTTGAACTTCCTGACTTAACCAAAAACTGGAAAAATTTAAGAGTTCTTTCTGCAATTGATGAACAGAATATAGCTGACCATAAATTCGCAAATGCCTTACAGCTTTATGACAGACAGTTCTTAAGCCCTAAAGAGCTTGCGTTATACCTTAAAAAAGAACAGTTATTTGTCGCGGATACAAGGGCATTACGGGGTGAGCTTGAAGATATGCCATTATTGAGCCAGCAGCAGGGATTTACTGAAACGAAGGATATTGTTAAGGAATGAGCCCTACAGTCATTAAAGATTTCAAGATAAAACAGTCTTATACAAGGCTTGTACAAAAAGCCTTGTTCTCATATCTTTGGGAAGGGATTTACAAGCCCATGTTTGATATGCTTGAAATCAAACCCGATAAGGCGAGAAATAGCCTTGATGCCGTGACACAGGGGCTTAAAGAAGGGCAGATATACTATGTTGAAGGAGGCTTTAAGGCTAAAACTAAATTTTCAGCAGCCCAGTCAAGACTGTTAGTAACGTGGGGTGCGAAGTATGACAGTTACAAAAAAATGTACCGCATTGATTATAACCAAATCCCGATGACTGTTCGTGTTGCGCTTGCAGAGTCGGAAATAAGCGCGAAGAATACTATTACCCAACTGGAAGTGTTTTTACGGGAGGTCGAAGCCAATATCCCGTATATTGTGGAATCAATGGTATTTAATGAGGAGGTTGTAACCATTCTTGATGATGCGGGGAATGAGGTTAAGAAGAACGTTAAGCACCTTAATATTATTGAGCCGGAGTTGTCAGAAGCCCAGAAGCAGGAAATAGCGCAGAGCTATACAAACAATATGCGCTATTATATCAAGAATTTTGCAGAGAAGCGTATCCCTGAAATGCGTCAAAGGGTGCAGGAACTTGTACTCAAAGGCTACAGGACGGATACTATAGAAAAGATGCTGCAGCGTGAATTCAATATAATGAGTGATAAAGTTAAGTTTCTTGCACAGCAGGAAACATCTATTATGCTTGCTGAATACAAGCGCGTAACCTATCAGGAGATGGGTTTTGATAAATTTATCTGGCGGACAATTATAGACGGCAGAGAACGACCGCGCCATCACGAACTTAATGGGCAAATTTTTAGATATGATAACCCGCCATATGTAGATGCAGGGAAAACCCGTACAGGCTTGCCAGGACAAGATTTCGGCTGCCGTTGTGAAGCCGTACCATACCGCGATGACAACCCGCTTATAAAGACAGAAATAAAAAACGGACAGTTACAGCTTACTAAATCCTAAAAACCGAGTTTTTAGGATTTTTGTTTTTCCCCTCAAATTTAAATTTCGCGCGGGTTGGTACAATCAATACAGGAGTATCAACCAATGGACAGAGGCAAAATAGACAATTTAATATGCTATCTTTTAGCAATAGCCAACTATGCGAAGGATATACACTATAACTGCGGAGGGGAAAGTTTCTATGGTCAGCACTTATTTGCTGACAGGTTTACAGATAACCTGCAGGACTACATAGACCAGCTTAAAGAAATATGTCTATTAGGGCACGGATTTAAACCGCTGCACTCAAACGAATATTTGAGAAGGGGAGCCGATTTAATCCCCGAAGCGGTTGATTTCCGCCTTATGCACGATTTAATGCTCAATTGTCTACAAGAGATTGAGGGTGTTGAAGATATCTCAAAAGGTGATGAAAACCTTATTGGTGCTATTGCTCAGGATGTCCAGAACAATGTCGGACTTCTAAATATTATGTTTGGAGGTGTACAAAGTGTATAACTGGACGGGTAAATATAAGGCTACAAACGCAATATATCTTGAGGACTCAAACGGACAGGAAGGCAGACCGTTTAAGGCACGTTTCATACAGGCGGGTCTTGTAAAATATGATTTCGGGGTCTGTCTTTTAAAAAAAGAGACAATTGATAAGTTTTTAAACACTTTTCTGGAGGACCCAGTAATTATTAACCATATTGATGATATTAATAGTGACGATGTTTGCGGCATTATTCAAAAGGTATGGTTCAGCGCGGAGGACGGCTGGTTCTGGTGTTCGGGGGTTATAACCGATGAAAAGGCTATTAAACTTATTGAAGACGGTTACAATGTTTCCTGCCAGTACCGTATAATAGATTATGCCGATAATACAGAAGGCAAGCTGCATAATGCAAACCCGTATGACAAAGAGATTTTAGACGGTGTGTTTGAACACCTTGCAATAGTAGAGAACCCGCGCTATGAGGGGGCGTATATTGCCGTGAATGCGTATGTTGCTCAAAATGCTATATGCAGAAATGAATTTAAAGAAAGTGAGCATCCCTGCGATGATGAAGGGAAGTTTACTGAAAATAACGATAGTACAAGTTATTTTGCAAATTGGGACAATGCTCCGGAGGTAGAGTTAAAAACAAATGAATTAAGCTCTATTACGGATATTAAACTGCTAAGAAAAGCTGCTCAGGATTATTATAAAAACAACTTGCAGGGTCAGACAATTAACAAGGAAGGATTAGGAAGTATCCGTTTTTCCGGCAAAGGCTGGAAGGAATTTGTACATACAAGCGCTGATGGGGATAAGTTAAGAGCTATTCCGCAGCTGCCGGAAATTATTAAAAATGGAAAATTAGGCGATTTTCAGAAAGACAATAAAGGCAGAGCTGACAATATAAAAGGGTTCTATCCCATTTATTGCAATCTAAAAACAAGCAGCGGAATAAAAAAAGCAGAAGCTTTAATAGCCCAAGATACAGAAGGCAACCTTTTTTACACGATGTTTTTAGATTATGACCGCCCCATTGCTAAAAATAAAAGGGACATTACCAGTAATCAAGACCGGCTGCCCCTTAACTTTATTATAGCATCTAACTCAACAGATTTCAATACTAGTAAATATCAACCTGTATTCGACTGGATACGCAATTTTAAAGGAGGAATTATGGACAAGGAAACAAAAGGCTTGTTTGAGTCGCTTATTGACGCCCTGAGAGCCCGTAATGAGGCTGAGGATGAAAAGGAAAAAGACGACGAAAAGAAAGCCGAAAACAAAAAGGCTAAAAATGAGGATGTCGACAAGCGCGACATTATTCGTCAGATTATGGCTATTGCAGGCAAATACGAAGATAACGAAGATGTCAGAACTATTGCTAAATTAGCTGGTAAACTGGCTTACGACAAATCGGAAGCCGGTACTGCTGACAACAAAGCCAAAAATGAGGACGATGAGGAAGAAAAGAAAGAAGACGAAGAAGCCAAGAATAAATGTAAAAACAAGGCTAAGAATGAAGACGAAGAGTCCAAAGAGAAGTATGAAGATCTAAAAGAAGAAGTTAAAAAAGAAGCTGAAAACAAGAAGGCTAAAAACTCAATGGATGCTCTCAAGCGCGTTTTCTTTGAAGGCGAAGCACCGAGAGGCAAAATCTATATGTCGCAAAAAGAAGGCATAGAACTCGGCAAAAAGCTTTACTAATCAGTAATCAACCAACATAAGGAGTATAAAAATGACAAATGGTATTTCATTAACAAATAGAAGGATGACCGCGGCAAAAGGCCAGCCGGCATACCTGCCAAACCAGCCGATTATCCATAACTGTATCGTAGACCCGACATTGGCGGCAAACACATATTTGAGCCCTGGTGATGTTGTTGCTCTTCAATCTGCTGCAACTTTAAAAGGTGTAACCGTTGTAAAAAAAGCAGCTGTAACAGATACACCGTGCGGGGTTGTTGTATTTAACTCTATTAAATCCGGTTTTGCGGCAAATGATAAGATTTCTATTTTCCCGGTTAATTCTTTTGTTTACCTGCCTGCAGGTGCAGCTGATATTAAACTTGGCGATAATTTACAGTTTAATGCTTCAGGTCAGGTTGTGACAACAGCACCTGCATCTAATGGCTATATCGGTATTGCATGGACAGCACCATCAGCGGTGAATGACTTAGTTGTAGTTCAGATTGTGCCGGGTATGGAAGCAGCAGCTTCATCTTAGTAAAAGTAAATATCAACCAACAAAGGAGTATAAAAATGGCAAATAGCATTTTTGATGCGGATAAATACGCAGAACAGACATTTAAAGCGGTTAACGCTTTATTTGACTATCCTACCGCCGGGGTTGTCCAGACGGTAGACACAATAACTGAAATTGTAGATGGTATAGTGGAAGCTAAATACTACACAGTAGACGGCACACTCTCAGACTACATAAATATAGACGCTTCCGGCAGAGGTGCTTATGCCGGTGAAATCTTCCAGTTTACCGGTGCTTATGTAGGCTCGCCGTTTAAACAGTGCATTATTAATCCTGCTTCAACAGGTATACATAACGACGCGACAGCAGATATCGCAGTAGACGGTATCAGAACGCCTAATAACTTCTACAGACAGAAATATTCTATTTCTCAGGAAGGTCTTAAGATGGCAGCGGTTAACCGTGTAACATTTGACCTTGTGGAAGAAAAAGAAAAATCCCGTAAAAAATGCTGGGATTTGGGCTTGCAAGACACATTGTTTGAAGGTCTTGGCGATGGAAAGACATTTGGCTTGCTCAACCAGCCTGGGGTAACTGTCAACACTTCGCTTATCCCTGTTGCAATTCAGAACATGACAACAGCACAGCTTAAGACTTTTGCAGGTTCAGCACTAACAACAGCGTTTGCAAACTCTAATTATACAATCAAACCTAACCGCTGGTTAATGCCTACAGATACATTTATGGCTCTGGGTGTACCATACGGCGATACATTCGGAATGCCTACAGTTATTCAGATATTAGAGAATGCATTCAAACAAGCCGGCGCACCTTCTGACTTTAGAATTGTACACTCTATCTACGGCGATGCTGCAGGTAAAGGCGGAAAAGGCAGACACGTATTCTACAATACAGAAGCAGATAACCTGCTTATGCTTACTCCGAAACCATATACACCACATCCATTGTATGCAGTAGGTGCATTAGATATGATTTCCGATGCAGAAGCACAATTCACAGGTGTATGGCTGAAACGTCCTACATCAATGCTTTACGCTGATGAAGCAGCATAGTAATTAGGAGGAAAGTAAAATATGAAATTACATAACAGATGCGGTAATAACCTATCACACGTAATTGTCGAAAAAGGCAAGAACATAACTTATTTCATAGCTAACGGTGACTTTGGAGAAGTGCCGAAAAAAGTAGCTGAAATATGGCTTAAAATACCCGGGGTAACTGAATATGTCGAGCCTGAGGACTTAGAGAAAGCAAAAATCGAAGCTAAAGCGAAACAGGAGGCTCTGGAAAAGGAAAATGCCGAGCTTAAGAAAAAGCTTGAGGCATTAGAGAAAGCAAAAACCGAAGATAAAAAGTAAATTTCTTCAACACACATAACCTGATAACTATGAAAGGAAAATCACAACATGTCAGACAATATTTTGGAAAATGTAACAGTAGAACAATTTAAGGAATATTTTATGCGTGATTTTCCTTTCCTTCCTTTATATCAGGAGGGCAAAACGTATTTTATTGATGATATAGTTTATGTTGAGCCTAATTTTTATAAATCACTCATTAATAACAATACACAGCCGGTAACTGATACAGAAGCCTGGGACGTTACAAAAGGTGATATTTATAACTATGTGACAGACGCAGATATACAAAAGGCAATGTCACAGGCCATAATTAATGCCAACGAGCGTTACGGCAGTGACGACACCGAATGTGTTAACATCTATTTACACCTGGTCGCTTTTTATCTGGTAATGGATTTAAGAAACGCCTCTAGCGGTGTTAACGGTACTTTTAGCGGTTATGTCGCGTCAAAAAGTGTAGGTGATGTATCTGAGAGTTACTCATTTCCTACCTGGCTTATGAATAACCCGTTATATGGTATTTATTCACAGAATGGCTATGGTATGAAGTATTTATCTCTCATACTACCTTACCTTTCTGTTACGATTCTGTTCTCACCCAGGAGGTCTACTTATGGCTAATGTTAAGGCGGATTTATCGGGGCTTGAGGGGTTACTCAGGGGCTTAAAAGATGAATACAGTGTCAAAATAGGTATCATCGGGAGTGACGCAAAGCAGCAGCACGACAGCGAAAGCGGTCTTACCAATGCTGATATTGGTACGTTTCACGAATTTGGTACAAAGAGAATGCCCCGCCGTTCTTTCTTAGAAGATGCAATTATCCGTAAGGTGTTTAGTCCGGACCAGATGAAGGACATGAAAAAAATCTTATGGAAACAGTTCTTTGTTAAAAATGCGGCTAAAAAATTCATGCAGGATATCGGAGCAAAGGCACTGGACGCAGTCTGGATGGCATTTGATACAAACGGATTCGGGGAATGGAAGCCGCTAACTATAAGCACGGAGCAGAATTTCAGAAAAGCCAGAAAAAGAAACGTCAAAAAACATGGCTATCAGATACTTACAGATACCGGCAGGTTAAGACATTCAATCAGTTTTAAGGTAATTAAAAAATGAACCTAATCCAGCATAATACAATACTATCTAATACTACGGGGCTTCCTAACATGGCTCAAACCATTCAAGGCTGGTTTCAGCCTGTTGAGTTTGAGGTAATAACCCGCAGTTTAGCTGATGACGGTGACGGTGTGGACTGGGTGTCTGAAACCGTTACATTAATAAAAACACAAGGTGTAGTAAGACCTCCGAGCGATAAGGACTTAAAAATATTACCCGAGGGTACATGGGCTTGGGAATGGCTTCAAATTCACTGCTTACCGAATGTGGAATTAAACACTAATCAGTTTGTAATCTATAAAGAAAAGCGCTATAAGGTTATGGCTAAAAAGGATTGGACAGAATACGGGTATATCAGATACACATTACTAGAGGCTTTTCAGGCAGAGCAGCTGGAGGGAGGCGTTAGTGGCTAATTCACTAGAGATAATTAAAAACATACTTGTTAATGAAATGGAGCTTCCAAAGACCCGTGTTTGGGCGTATAACGCTGATATGGATTTGCCAAAGGATAACAAGCTCTTTGTAGTCCTGCATTATGGCGAAAGACGGCCAATAAGCAACAATGTTAAATATGTTTCTACTGATGAGGAATTGGAAGAACATCTGAGTATGAACGTAGCTGAGGATGTTATAATCTCGCTTTTATCTCGCGGGGTTGAGGCCAGAGAGCGGGCACACGAGGTGCATATGGCATTCAGAAGTACATATGCACAGCAGGTACAGGCAAAAGAGCACGTGCATATTTCATTACTGGGGGATGTTTACGACGCTTCTTTTTTAGAAGCAGCTTCAAGAATTAACAGATTTGATTGCCGCGTAAGAGTTTTCAACTCATTTGCTAAGATAAAAACAGTAGATTATTTCGATAAGTTCCCTAATACAAGTCAAGTAGAAGTTATAACAAAAATAGAACCGTAAAATATCAACCAACAAAGGAGTATCAACTAATGACAGCAGGATATCAGATACCAATTACTTATGTAGTTAACGCTACTGCGGTAACACCTTCGCAGGGTTTAGAGCCGCTTAAGCTAAGCACTATTCTGATAATGACAGATGAAGAGCCGGCAGTACCTTATCAGGGCTCTTATGTTATCTCAAGAACGTCAACTGGAATAGCTGACCAATGGGGGACAAATACTGAGATGGCACAGCAGGCCAATATGATTTATTCCCAAACGCCGAATATTTTAGCTAATAACGGATATGTTATCGGCGCTAACTACCAGACAGTGGATTCTAACAACCCGGCAACAGCGGGCACGCTGACAACAGAAAACCTGAGTGCAAATATAAAAAATTTTATTTCTGTAACTAACGGGGTGATTAATCTTACTGTTGACGGTTCGGCAAAACAAGTCACAGGACTTGACTTTTCGGAAGCAGCAACACTGGAAGAAATAGCAGAAGTTATACAAGCTAAGTACACTGATATTACAATCACAGCTACTGCTGATAATACATTACTTTTTGTTTCTAAAACAACCGGAGCCGCAAGCAACGTGACTATAGCAGCTATGACCGGTTCAAGCGGTACAGACTTGTACGGAGCGTCATACCTTAACGGTGCGGCAGCGACTGCTGTATCGGGTGAAGCTGCAGAGAGCGGTACAAGACCTGAAACACTTTCAGAAGCAGTAACAAGATTAGCCGGCCAGATATATTTTGAAGGCATATTGACTACAAGGACATTGAGTGACGAAGAAGCAATTACAGCCTGCTCAACAATTCAAGGAATGCAAAACAGAATATTCCCTGTTCCAGCTTCAAACGCCTCGGCACTGGCAGCTTCCACCGGCTTGTTCTCTAAAATAATGTCTTATACTAATTGCAAACCTCTGCTTTACACTCTTGGTAATGATGACAAAGCTGCCGCTCTTAATTCCAGGTTATTCGCTGCTGCATATCTTTCAAGAGGTTTATCGGTTAATTACAGCGGAAGCAACACTACAATAACTATGAACTTGAAAGACCTAACAGGTTTACAAGCGGATACAAATATTAATGAAACTATTCTGGCTCAGGCTGCGGCTGTGGGCGCTGATTGTTTTGTATCTCTGGAGGGTTTAGCTAAAGTTATATCTAATAAACAGAACGGTATGTATTTTGACCAGGTGGCTAATAGAATTTGGCTGGTCAATACTATACAACGTGAAGTGTTTAATGTTCTGGCTACCACGCGGACAAAAGTACCGCAGACAGATGCAGGGCTCGAAAGTATAGTAAAAGCTATTAGAAACGTCTTCAATCAAGCCGTAGTAAATGGCATGATTGCTCCGGGCGAATGGAATAGCTCAGACTTTTTCGGTAATCAGGAAGACTTTTTGAGAAATATCCGCGAATTTGGGTTTTTCATCTATCACCAACCTGTAGCAGAACAGGCACAGAGCGAACGTGAAGAAAGACACGCACCGCAGTTTCAGGCTGCAGGCAAAGAAGCGGGAGCCGTGCACGATAGCAACATAGTTATTTATATTGAAGCATAGGAGATTTTAATATGGTAGACAGCTATACAGCGCAAGATATTATTATCGCGGAAGATTACAACGGGGAGTGGGTGCTCACGGATTTTGCAGACAACACTGTCGCAGAACTTACAGCACCTAACAACCTGAGCACTACGTCAACCGGTTATAACGGTAATTCTCTTGGAGCACATAATGAGCCGGGAAGGCAAAGAGAATTAACATTAAGACTTGTCAAAGCTTCCGGCGATGATAAAAGGTTTAATGAGAATTACAACTTATGGAAAAATAGAGACTTCAGATTTAAGCCGCTAACAATGCGTTTTACAAAGAATGTTGCTCATTCAGACGGTTCTGTAACACGCGACACGGTAGAGTGTTATTTCGGGTTACCGGGAGACCAGCCGGTACAAACAACGGATGTTGCAGGTTCTACCGACCAGGTAGTAAGTGTATACATGTTGCGGTTTGGTAACTCTGAAAGGAGCTTAAGCTAATGTTAAAATTCCAGTTAAAGAGCGGGAAAATGGTAGAACTGAACCTCGCGCCAATGGATAATGCTTTGTATTTGTACAGAACAATTATCCACGAATGCAAAGGTGCGGGGTTAGATATAACGGCCGTAGACGGTGAAAGCATTGCAGCAGTACTCACAAAAAACATTGATGCACTATTAAGTGTTATCGGCTCTGAATATGTGCTTGAAGCGATAAAGGGCTGCGCCGATAAGGTTATATACGATAAACAGCGGTTCAATATGGAGATTTTTGACAGGGATGAAAAAGCACGGGGGGATTTTTTCCCGCTTATGACACTTATTGCGGTTGAGAATATCCGCCCTTTTTTTCCAAGTCTCAATTCCGTTTCAAGTGCGATAGAATCCCTATTGTTGAGGAGCTAGAATTACCGAGAGTTGAGTATAATATCGACACCTTTAAGGTCTGGGCGATGAAGCTCTCAAAGGCGGGTTATGGAGATATCAATACAATAAAGAATCTGAATGCGCAGGAGTTTATGGACTTAGTCCATTATGAAAACTATCTTGCAAAGTATGCGGAACTGGTAAGGGCGCTGAATAGCGGAAAAAATAAGAAATAAAGCCTCAAGTCATGCCTTTGGGGCTTTATTTGTGCTATGATTAGACAAAGGACAAACCTCCGCCGGACTTCCGCTCTATATATCAGCCAACAGAGTCACGGGAAGGAGGTGAAAAATAATGTCCTATTTGAAATCTGTGCTATGCACAATCATTACCTTTTTAAGAAGTGCTAACGCGATATTACCAATAATAACAGAGTTGTTAGAACTAATTGAAAAGTGCATTTAGACTTTTTTTAGAGCTTTGAACCTTTCAAGGCTCTTTTCTTTATATTAACATAACCACTAAATTATCTTAGCATATTTCAATACTTTTTTCAATTAAATCCCCGTCAAATTCTGGAGCTGGTACTGGGTATATTCAATATCCTGAGTGTTTATTTGGTTTCAAAAGCCTTTACTATGTCCCAATGTAAGACACTTAACCTATCTCTTATTTTATCATAATCGAGTTTTAACTCTTTGCACCATAATGCTAACGATTTAGTTTGATTCTTATAGGTTATATATCGAGTGTTTGTTTTATTATAAAATTGATATTCAAAAGGCACCCATCTACAATTCTTAGGTTCATAATTTCCATTTACATCAATTCTATCAATAGTTAGGTTGTCTTTGTAACCATTCGCCATAGCCCAATCGTAAAAGGCTTTAAAATCATTCCGCCATTCTTCACACATCGTAATTCCACGCCCACCGTACGATTTATATCGTGCTCTTTTAGGATTGAAACAACGTTCCTTCATATTTTGCCAGGTTTGGTATATTCGTTTTGAAGATTGACCATGTGTCGTTCTTTTTTGTTTGGTTTGTTCTATACGCCCACAACCACACGAGGTAGAAATAGCTTTTAATAAATTAGAACGCATTACTAGCCTCTCGTTACCACAATCACAACGGCAAAGATAATAATTTTTATATTCCTTTGGGTTAAGCTTTACTTTATGAGAAAATTTTAATACCGTCCATTTCCCAAAACGTTTTCCAACAATATCATTGACATTTAAACGATTTGTTTTTGAACATCCGCAACTTTTTGCTTCACCTTGCATTAAAGCTGTTCTTGTTAAAATTTTAATATTGCCACATTCACATTTACACAAATATTTGTACAGGTGTTTTTTCGCACTCTTAGTTTCTTTAATATCGTGTGAAACAAATGATATAACTGTTAATTTTCCGAATTTTTTACCAACAATATCGTTTACATCTACTTTTGACATTTTTACTCCTATCATTCATTATACTAAAACTTTCTTTACATAAGCATCATGGGGGATTTCATCTCGGTATATCCACCGTCCATTTACAAACTCTTCTCTGTAAAATCTAGATTGAGAACCATCACTTTGGCAAATTGTATAAGGCACCATTTCCCCATCTGGCTGTTGAATCGCTAAACAATATGTTCTATACTTTGAATTCCCTTCAAAAGGTTTTTTTATTACATTTGGTGGTAAAATGGGAGCTTGAGAAATGCTGACAATATTTAAATACATTTTTTTCCTTTCTTAGTTAGCTTTTTGTACATCTAAAACTTTTAAAAAATCTTTATTTGAGCTTGTAAAAGCAATTTCTATAGCTTTTTTTATAGAACAGCAAGAAGATGGCACCCCTTTACAACAGTCGCACAAATCTCTTGCCGGACAATTATTTACTTGGAATTTAAACATATTCCACCTCTCTAACTACATATTTAAAAACCCGAGCCATTTGTTCAATGCTATAATCAATTTCTTGCTTGATGTGGAAAATTATGCCAAAGACTTTAATGCCGTTATCTTCTAAGATTTTGTCAACAGCATCTTCAGTTAAATTTCTGGTTGTTGTAAAACTATATTCTGTGACTTCGCCATAACCGTAGTAATTTCTAAATGTTCCGATTTGTTTTGTTTCAGTAAAATGTTTTTTTTCGATTTTCATTTCGCGCCCCTTTTGTAACTTTATATTTATATTATACAACTAATCGGTTGTAATGTCAACTGATTAGTATAACTATTTAACATAACTTTACAATTAAAAAGTTGCAAAACTGCACTAATGAGTTATAATATATAAAAAGAGGGAAATATGATTAAAAACAAATTAGAGTTTGAATATTTTATAAAAGCCAAATTAGCAGAAAATGGGTTGAATATTAGTAAATTAGCTGAGATGTTAGGTACTTCGCATGCGAACCTATCTAAAAAAATCAAAATAGCGAGTTTAAATTACATTGATTTAAACCATATTGCAGACCTTTTGGGTTATGATATTGAATGGATAAAAAGAAAATAGGAGAGTTTTATGGGTTATGTGTTTTGGTTATTAGGTGGCTGTATTTTTATGTATACTTTTGCTTTGAGTGCTTCAAGCTCAATTCATCAAATTTATGTGCAATTGTTATATATAACAAGTTTTTTGCTTATGGGATGTGGACAAATTATTATTACATTGAGCAGAAAGTTATCAGATATGAATAACAAATTTGAAGCAATAGAAGCACACTTACAAAGAATTCTTGAGAGATTTTAAAATCGTCATACAGTTTTCAGCTTTACATTTGAGGCAATAGTTTTTCTTCCGGCTTGCCTGTGTCGGAATACACATTAAGATTTCTATAGGGATTAAAAACCAGAGCATAGGGGAAAACGGCATAATAAGAAAAATTGTTACAACCAGGCATATTACCCAGAATGCTTTAGTACAAATAACGCTTTCACCGGCTCTTCGTTGTATATTTCCACAATTCCTGCAAATATATTTCGCCATACGAACCCCTTTCACACAACCTTTTTGAGTAATGTATCATAAATTGCGCAGAGTTTCAACCCGGATGGTAGTATTAAATTAGGAGGGTATTATGCCGGAAGAAAATAAAAATCAGGGCGGTGCGCAAAATAAACTCGGTGAACTTTTTGTCAAGTTCTCTACAAAAGGGCTGCCGTCACTATTGAAGAATTTGAACTCGGTACAAGCGAATTTTCTGTTAAGCAAAAAAGCGGCGGAAGAGTTTATTAAGCCTATTGTTAATATGTCCCAAAAGGCTACACAAGGGGTAACAGGTTTGGCAAAATTAAACGCTGTTACCGGCTTGACAATAAAGCAGCTTAATGAGTTGCAGATATGGTCTCAGTTAAATAATGTTAGCTTTGATGAACTCATAGGAAACGTAAAAGCTTTACAACAGAACCTGTTAGAAATTTCTATGGGCAGGGGAAATATTAAGGGTTTTTCGCTTCTGGGATTAGACCCTCGCCAATTAGATTATAAAAAACCGCTAGAAGCATGGGGAAAGCTTCGGGAAAGAATTTTGCAAGTGGATGAAGCAACTGCGGCTTTAGCCTTAACAGAACTCGGCTTTTCTGAAAATATGCGTTATGCAATGATACAGCAAAACAACGAATATGACCGCAGGTTATTGTTGACAGATAAGGAAGCAGATGCCTTGCAAAAACAGCAAGGATTATGGAATAAATTGAGTGCTACCTGGAACAGCGCACAAACAAAATTTATAGCCAATCAACGCTGGATTAATACTCTTCTTGAAGATACTACAAAATGGTTAGAGGGGCAGCACCCTATATTAGTAAGATTAAGCAAATCCATTGACTGGTTTTATAATTCTTATATTCCGAATAGTGCAAAAAGTCTTGTTAATGTACGGAATCTTTTTAAACCGGAAGTTTTAAAAAGAGATGAACCTGCTGCAATTACGTACAGTAAACGTCTGGCTGATTTTCTAAAAACGGCTATATGTTTAGATGCTGCCATTATATCTGATTTTATGCAATATCAGAAAGAGCCTGTGCAGCAGATAATTACCAAACCCTCCACTCCAGTAAAAAATACAAAGAATTTAAACCCTTTCCAGCTTGAAGTAATACCAGATAATGAATTACCTATAGGAAACGGAGTAGACCCTAACAATATATTACCGCCAAAACCTGATATTGCTTCTGCTTCGACCAGTGCGAACGCTCAAATTTCTGTTACTCAGTACATAACCGGTGAAAATGCCGAATTAATAGCTCAGCGTTCTGCAGATAAAATAGAAGATACATTAACAACATTAACAGTACAAAATACATGGATGGTTTAAAAAATGACAGATAGTTTTTTTCAAACAATGAACAAAAAATATGGTAGTATTAATAAAAATCAACTAGCCCAAAATGTTTTTAAAAACAGTGTAAACATTGGCGAGGCAGTTGTAAATGTGCTTGGGAATTTTGGCGTGGCTGGGTTTCGCTTTAACATACCTTTAAGAGAGCAAGTAAAACTTGAAAATGAAGTTACAGACCATTATGTAGATACAAATACGCCCGTGCAGGATAATATAGCCAGTAAGCCTGTTACTCTTACTTTAACAGGGTTACAGGGCGAGTATTTTTATAGTGTTAATGAAATTAAGGACGCTCTTGCAAACGTTACTCCTATTTTGTCTCTTGTAAAACAATTTACCCCGAAATTAAGCAGTGCAACGAAGCAGATAAAACAAAAATATCAAGAATCCGAGCAGGGTTTAGCCGCTTATTATGCTTCCTATGATAAAGAAGTCCCGGGGTGGCAGTCTCTTGTTACATTCGGAAATAGTCTTAATGGCATGGATTTATTCCAAATTTTTCAGAATTTATATAAGCTGAAATCCGCCCAAACTCGTGCTTTTCTATTTTTTGAAGCACTCTGGAAATCACAGGCCATATTTTCTTTGGAGTGTTCTTGGAAAGTATATCAAAACATGGTAGTTACAAATGTTACGGCGTTAAGAGATGAAAATGCAGATATTACAGATTTTACAGTATCTTTTAAACAAATAAACTTTGTGCAATCACTGGTAAGGAGTTATGATAACGCCGCAGGCAGGACACGAGAGCAGTTAGCAAAAACAACCAATAAAGGTGTCGATAAAGGTAAGGAGGTAAAGACGGTATAATGTACCAGTTAACTCAATTAGACAGTAACCCTAAACAACAAATAACAATGCTCTTAGATGATAATTCAAGGGTAGTTTTAACTTTTGAATACAAATCAAACCAACTGGGCTGGTTTTTCGGGGTAAAGTGGGGCGATTATGATTATAAAAACATAAGATTAACTACCAGCTATAACATTTTACGAGCTTACCGGAACTATTTACCGTTCGGTTTAAGGTGTGATACTCAGGATGATGAAGAGCCAATGGACTTAAACGATTTTTCAAACGGTTATGCAACTGTATATTTGTTAACCCGTGCGGATGTCCAAACCATAGAGGGAAATTATTATGTTAAAACTCCAACGGAATTATAAGATTGTTTTTGAGATTGGCACACGTAAGAATTTCAACCAATATATACCGGAAGAAGAGGTTACGGTCGCATATCCGACAACCTTGCAATTTTCTGTTACTCATAGCATTAATTTTAGTAATGTTAGCCGTGGCAGTTTTCAATTATATAATCTGTCTCCGGCTATTAGAAGTAAATTATGGAAAGATTTATATAACCAGACTAAATACATTACAATGTATTTATATGCCGGATATCAAGATACTATGCCGCTTATTTTCCGGGGTGATATAGGGCAATGTTATTCTTACCGAGAGAGCGGAAGCGTAGATTTTATAACAGAAATTCAGTCAGGTGATGGCACTTATTTATTCCAATACGGTATTGCTAATTGTACACTTACGGAAGGAACGGAATTTGAGAATTTATTAAAAGTTCTTTTAGAAAATACACCGCAGTATAAACCCGGTTATTTGACAAAGGAAATACCCCCGCTTCCACGCAATACCACTTTTCTAGGTCAAACAATGGATATATTGGGTAGTGCTTACGGGGATTATCAGATATTTATTGATAAAGGGGAATTGAATGTTCTTGGTAAAAATGATGTTATCCCGGGAGACATTCAGGTAATAACTGCGGAAAGCGGTCTATTAGGGAGTCCGAGACGTGCGGAACAGTATTTGAACTGTAGTTTAATATTTGAACCTCAATTAAAAATTGGACAGGCGATAGAATTAATCAGTGATTCCCTGCCTTTTGTTAACAATGTATATAAAGTAATCGGATTGAGCCACAACGGAGTTATAAGCCCTGTTACGAGCGGGAGTGTAATAACAGATGTACAGCTTTATATGGGAGAGACCTTTTTCAATGAATTAAAAAAAGCTACAGAAACAGTATATACAGGCACAACAACAGAAGGCATCTGGATAAAGCCGGTACAAGGGCGCATTTCCGGTTCTTTTCATGAACAGAGAGCAACACATTTGCATGCGGGGATAGACATTGCAGCGCCTTACAATACGCCTGTATATGCCCCTGCTAACGGTACTATTGAAATTGCCGGTACAATTGGCGATTATGGTAAATGTATTTACATGAATAACGGTAAAATAAACGGTGTCGAAGTGACAAGCCGATACGGGCATTTGAACCAGTTTTTAGTACATAATAGTCAGAAGGTCTATCAAGGTGATTTAATCGGGTATGTAGGAAGTACCGGAAACTCTACCGGCCCGCATTTACATTTTGAAGTAAGAGAAAACGGAGTTGAAGTAAACCCGTTAAAATATATAGGAGCATACAGTTAATGAATAAAGCAGTAGGATTGCCGGATGAGCAACCAAATTTATTGATAGCGTTAAATTACTTAAAAAATAACGTTATGTCACGGCTCAATTGTCATAATATCGGGAAAATTCTTGAATTTGACCCCGCAACCCAGCGATGTACAGTACAATTAATGCAGGTCAAGCTATTCAATGAGCAGAATATAACGCCTGTTCCGATAACAGATATACCGCTCATAATATTAGGTGCTGGAAATGCACATATTACAATGCCTGACCCTGTGGGAACAATCTGCCTTCTGCTTTTTATGGACAGAAACATAGATTCATTCCTGGAGACAGGGGAATTATACGCACCGGACACGACAAGAATGCACGATTTTACGGACTGTGTAGCCCTGACTACTTTTACTACTCTTGCGAATCCGATGGTGGATTATGACACAGAAGCTATAACACTTATTCACCAAAAAATCATAGAAGAAGTTAAGAAGCAATCCTATATAAAGATTTATCCTGATAGAATAGAATTAAAAAATATTCAAGGCGAGGCAGCTCAGGGCTCGATTAGCGTAGGTGAAAAGATAAATATAGGTAATAACACTCAAAATCTTGCCGATTTAATTCAGGCGTTTCTAACAGCCTGTGAGAATATAGCAGTAGTTACAAATACAGGAGTCTTGACACCTGCGGCGAAACAGGCGTTTACTGATTTAAAATCACAGTTTGAGGAGTTGTTACAATGAGTTTTAGAAATCTTGATTCTGCCCACGATTGGACATGGGGCGCTAATAAAAGCAATTATGTTACTGCTAATCAGGAGATAGGGCTTAATCTTGAAACCCGCATACTGTCGTTTCTCGGGGATTGCTTTTTTGCAACTAATGAGGGTATAGACTGGTTTAATTTGCTTGATTATCACTACCAGGACAGGTTAGAGAATGCCGTTCAGGAAACCGTTAAGAATACGGACGGCGTAACAGCGATTAACAGTGTGGATTCGATTGTGAATGCCGATAGGAAAATAAGAATCACATACGACGTACAGACAATTTACTCACAATCCTATACGGGAGCAGTAACCCCGCCCGGTCAGAATTAATTTTCAGGCGCTCTGGTAAGCTAGGATTAGGGGCATGAAGAGTGAAGCGACCATTTTATAACGAACACTTCACACCTCACGCCTCACCCTTCACCAAAAACAACTAACAAAGGAGCGCCTTATGGCACAAAACTATATCGGGATTAGCGGTCTTGTCACACAATCTTTAGAAGAGATACGCCAGGATTTAATAACCAAATTCAAGGGAGTATACGGTCAGGATATTAATATTGAGCAAAACAGCCCGGACGGACAGTGGATTAATATTTTAGCTCAGGAAAAAAAGGACATTTTAGACCTGTTTACCCAGTTTTATAACAACCTTGATCCGGACAGAGCAATCGGGATTCCGCAGCAGATTTTGTATAAGCTTAACGGCTTGATAATAAAAGCTTATACATACAGCTATACTTATGTCAATGTCACGATTAACGAATCAACCAGCCTGCAGGGGCTTGATACCAATATTGAGAGTGCTGACGGTACGGGTTATACCGTAAGAGATACAAATGGAAACCGATGGATACTGGCAGCATCAACGGAGCTCGAACCCGGTGTACATTCACTCAATTTCAGGGCTGCCGATTTAGGAAGTATTACGGCATTACCTAATACAATCAATGTAATGGAAACGGTTGTAAGGGGTGTTTCTTCCGTCAATAATCCTGCGGGAAATTATATTACAGGCTCAACCGGAGAGACTTCCGCCCAGTTCAGATTGAGAAGGAATCTGGCTATGGCAGTACCTTCTCAAGGTTTTGATGAAAGCACGGAGTCACAAATGCTCGATCTTACCAATGTCACCCAGTGCAAAGTATATGACAACCGGACTGATTCCGTTGTTAACGGTATTCCGGCGCACGGTATCTGGGTTATCGTACAGGGCGGCCAGCCTGAGGATATCGGAAGAGTTATTTATAACAACCTGCCGCCGGGTATTCCGATGAAGGGTGAGCAGTCGGTTTGGGTGCAAAAGACTAACGGCGATGTGGTAGAAGTCTTATACGACGTTCCGACTGCGGTAAATCTGTATGTAAGAGCTACTATTAAAAATTTTACGACAACTAATTTAGATGAAAACTATATCAAAGAGCAGCTTGCACTTACAGAGTATCAAATCCATGAAAGAGCAGAGAGTTCAACGCTTCTGGGTACGATAAAAGAAACCATCGGAGACGCCGGTACTCCGTATAATGTTGAGATATCTGCAGATAATTCAAACTGGGTAGAGTATGCAACACCTGAGGGGCTGGATGAATTCTTTGTAATAACAACAGCTAATATAACGTTAACAATTGTTTAGGAGCAGCAAATATGCCTGACTACACACAGGATATACAGGACGTTAAAACCTATTATGCGGATTTATTAATTCTCCAGTACCGGAATAAACCGAAGGCACGGGAGACAATCAAGATAGGCGCAGATATTTACCTCGGAGACGGGGTAATATTTCAGCTGCAGGATATTCTCGATATCGACAAGGCGGAAGGTGCACAGCTTGATATTATCGGAAAAATCCTTGACTGCCCGCGGGTTGTTCAAGGTATTTATAACGATATGATTTTTTTCCAGTTCTATGACGGGCCGGATTCTGTCGGATTCTCGACGGTAGGCAATCCGCAGGGCGGGAATTTCAGAACGATACAGAATTATAACCAGAGCGAGTACTCGCTTCCGGATGATGATTACAGATTCCTGCTCAAATTCAAATCTGCTGTAAACGTCATGCGGGGCTCCGAGCGGGGTATTGATGATGCCTTATGGAATGTTTTTCAGGGTGATGTACTGCTCAAAAATAACCATAATTTAACCATAACCTATATTGTATCAGCTGAACGTACACTGGCGGCGCTGGCTGCAAAACAGCTGGGTTACTATAGAGCACCGGAGGGAGTAGGGGCGAATTATGTCTTAAGAGTTCCGTCTCCTTCTCAAATTTTCGGATTCAACCGCAAAGGTATAATAAATAAGACGGTAGTAGGTTTTTCAACCAAAGACAAACGTCAAACCGGAACCTGGCTTACAAAAGAGAGTTTAACCTCACTTGTAACGCCGCAAGGATAAAGAATAAATATCAACCAATAAAAGGAGTAGATTAAATGCCAAAGATAGAGCGTACGACGCAGGAAATCTTTGCAAATCAGGCAGGTAGTCTGGAAGTAACGGCATTCGGTACGGCAAAAGACCAGACACCTGTTTATACAAAAGATTTAACACAGATACAAAATACTAACTTTTTAAATGGATGGCAGAGCGCAGTCTTATCCGATAAGTCCCCCTGGGAGGAGGATATGAATGCGCTTTTCTTTGCGGTAACAACTCAGCTTGCGTATTTATTTCAGCAGGGTATTCCTGAATATGATGCCGGCACGACTTATTATATCGGCTCACTAGCTAAGGTTACTAACAACCAGGGCTATGTAACCGTGTATAAATCTTTAACTAATGATAATACCGGTAATGCGGTTACTAATGATGCTTATTGGCGCGTATTCCAGTCAGACGGGAGCCTGCAGCTTGCAAATTATGAGATAGGGCTTCCGCAGCCTACACTTAGTAACACGCTTTTTCCGAACGAAATTTGGCTTGATGGCCAAACTGTATCAAGGACTACTTATGCCTCCCTATTCAATATTTATGGTACAACATACGGCGCTGGTGATGGCAGTACAACGTTTGTATTGCCTAATTTTAAAGATAGGGTTTTCTGGGGAAGTAATACATTTGGTTATATAGAGGCTGGGTTGCCAAATATTTTAGGGGAATGGACTGCCACAACAGAATCCGGTCAGGCACCTTTGAATCCTACAGGAGCCTTTTATGTAATAAGTGAATACGGGGATGGGGCTGATGGTACAAGAGGACGGTTTTATCGTGTAGGTTTTGATGCATCACGTTCAAATGGGGTTTTTGGCAAGTCAAACACTGTACAGTCACCGGGCATAAGATGCAGGGTTAAAACAAGATGGTATTAAAGGAGCAATTAAATGCCTAAAATAGAGCGTAAGACACAAAAGATTTTCGGGGGCAATGCCGAGAGTGACCAACTTGCGGTATTCGGGAGTATGATAACCGGCACGCCTGTTTATAACGATGATATAGAGACATTGCAGTCAGAAGCTTATACAGAGGGCTGGCAGGTTGCGGTTGCGGCTAACGAAGCACCGTTTATGGAGGAGATGAACGGGGTACAGTATGGTTTTTCTAAACAGCTTGCTTACCTCTTTCAGCAGGGTATAGCTGAATGGGACGCGGGTACTACATATTACCTGAACTCATTTTGTCAGGTGGGCGGTGTGATTTATAAATCAATGCAGGATGAAAACATCAACCATTCACCGGCTGACGATACAGAGGGTACATACTGGTCACCGCTTGAGACAGGGGGCGGCGGCAGCTCTGGTCTTGAGGTAGGGGATATCGGTATGTCCTTGTATATCGATGAAACGAAAGGTTTGCGCAGATGGCTTAACGGTCAGATAGTAGCGATTAATCAGAATACTCAGGGGTTCTTGACAAGGTTAAAGAAAATTGTTGCACTTTATCCTTCTTTGCTTACAACCGAGGAGAACTGGCAGGCTGAAAAAGAAGCAAGCGACTACGGTCAGGTTGGTAAGTTTGTACTGA